TATTCATCCAAACCAGAATCTTCAGGCGTCTTTCAACGAACACGGCGAAAAATCGTTTTCCTGGTCGTTAGAGGTCACATGTGAAGACCCTCAAGACCTGGATCAGTTAGAGGAAGTCTTTCTTCAAGGCCACGCGTGGTTTGACGAAAGAATGCTTTTCAACATATCGGACTTTGCAAAAACGCCGATGAAAAATCGGCAGCATTCACTTGAGTCAAAGAAGCAGATTAGCGAGAGCAGGAAAGCTGCGACCTTTGACTATTCTTCAGACAGCTATCGAAAAACACTAAAGGACGCCAGAATCAAGCAATGGTTATCTCGTCCCGAGTTTGTTGCTAAAGTTCGATTTATCGTTGACAATCCAAGCATGTCTTACGCGGAGCGCGGACGTGTTTTGGGGATAGACACGAGTTCTGTCCGTAAACTCGCGCTTCGTTATACTCCCTTGAAAGGAACCTTCTAATGGCACAGACACGATTTTCCGGGCCAGTCGCATCGGACAACGGCTTCATTTCTGGAACAGCAACTTCTGAGATCGCTGTATCCACCGCAACCAACGTATCTTCTTCTTACGTAACCGCATCCAACACCACGGGTGATGTACGTCTTAACTATAGCCGTTTGACCTTTACCTCAACAGGTTCAGGCGAAACCGCACGTTTCTTGACCCGTGTCACGGGAGCCAATGCTGCTACAGGCGGCACAGTTAACGGCGCACACATTTCACTGTCCGTTAACACGGGCGGAACGGTTTCTGGTGCTGGTAACGCGTTGCGTGTGACGCTTGGTGGTTCGTCTACTGCCCCTGGCGGGACGCTCTCCGCAATCCAGTTGGATTCGGATTTTGCTTCCGGCGGTTCGTGGTCCGGTGCTACGTATCTGCGTTGTACCAATAGCGGCACGGGTGTTATTGGCGCATTACTTCGCGTACCTGCTCCTGCTGTTGCTGGCGTATTCCGCGCTGCTGTAGGTTCGCCGTCTGTTACGCATACGATCCCTGTGATTAGTGACAACGGCACAACCTACTACATCATGTGTAGCACGGTTGCCTAATGCAGATCACCAAAGCGTATCTGTTAGAGCAGATTGAGCACATGGAAAAGCAACGTGACCACGCGCATGAAGTGGCTGTTGCTTCCCAAGCTGCCGTTGATACACTTAAGGCAGTGCTTGCTCGTTTAGAGACACCAGAACCGGAGCAGGAGCATGAGCAGCAGTAATATTCAGGCAGTCACCAAGACTGCTGACGGACATGCGATCGCAGGGCGCACGCGCGTGGTGGGGATTTACTTTACGAACACCGCTACCGGATCGTCCTTTTCGTTGAAAAACGGCAGCACGTCGTCTGGTACGGCATTGATCACGATCAATACGCCTGCTGCGGCAGGAGCCAGTGACATTATTGTCCCTGACATGGGTATTTTGTTTGATACCGGCGTGTTTATTGATGTGGCAGACGTGAATGTCACCAGCGTGACATTGCTCTTCCAAGGCGGGGCTGCGCAGTAAATGGCTAAGGCCAAGGGCATGGGCATTGCAACGTCGGTCAAAAGCGGTAATTTCCGACCGACCAAGCAAGGCGCGGGCATGACGCAAAAAGGCGTCAAGGCTTATCGCGCGGCCAACCCTGGCAGCAAGCTTAAGACGGCTGTGACAACGGATAATCCGAGTCCTGCGGAAGCCAAACGCCGCAAATCGTTTTGTGCGCGTTCAGCGGGTCAGATGAAAATGTATCCTGAAGCAGCCAAAGATCCCAACAGCCGTATTCGGCAGGCAAGACGTCGATGGAAATGTTGAATGGAAACGAGTACGCTGGTTTGGAATTTGATCACCTCGTTTTTGGTGGCTCTGGTGATGTTCATGCTTAAGCAAGCTTCGGATGAACAACGACGCATCCAGATTCTCCTAAATCGAACACGAGAGGAGATAGCTCGTGATCACATCACTCGTGCAGAGGTTAAACAAGATCTTGAAAAGATCATGGAACGCTTTGACTCAGGCTTTGAGCGGCTTGAAGCAAAGATTGATGCCCTCGCCAAAAAAGGACCCTGAAGATGGCCACTAAGTCCAAGGTCAATGCAGCGGGAAACTACACCAAACCTGGACTACGCAAGAAAATCGTGGCTCAGGTGAAGGCATCCGCAACGCATGGCACCAAGGCAGGCCAGTGGTCCGCGAGGAAAGCACAACTTGTAGCGAAGAAGTATAAAGAAGCAGGCGGGGGCTACAAAGATTGAAAGCGCCGCAGCAGTCACTCAAGGATTGGGGCGATCAGAAATGGCGCACCAAGAGCGGAAAGCCTTCGAGCAAGACCGGAGAGCGGTATTTGCCAGAGGCTGCGATCAAGTCGTTGACTTCAGCGGAGTATGCTGCGACAACAAGGGCCAAGCGAGCAGGTAAAAAAGCAGGTAAACAGTTTGTTAAACAGCCCAAAGCCATTGCGGCAAAAACGGCTGGCTTTCGATAGGAGCGTGGATCATGATGAAAGGTTATGAAAAAGGCGGCATGGCCGATAAAATGGGTCGTGCTATGAAAAAGAAAACATCGGATGCCAAAGGCCGTGCTATGCACAAAATGCCTGATGGATCGATGATGCCCGGAGCCAAACATGGCATGAAAAAGGGCGGCAAAGTCATGAAGAAGGGGAAATAATCATGGCCGGACGTGGAATGGGTTGTGCAACACGCGGTGGTGGGGCAGTTACATCGGGCCCTGCCAATAAAATGCTGAGCAAAACCAGCGAAAAGACAGGCCCTGTGATGATGAAGACCGGCGGTCTTGTGAATCAACATAAGCGCATGGCCATGAAGGGTGTCAAGAAGATGCGTATGGGCGGAAGCTGCGACTAAATGGCAACGTCAGGAACGACCGACTTCAATCTTTCGATCGATGATTTGATCGAAGAGGCGTTTGAACGCTGTGGCATGCGGCCTACCGCAGGCTATCAGCTGTCTTCAGCACGTCGGTCCATGAATCTGCTGTTCTTGGATTGGGCCAATCGAGGCCTGAATCTTTGGACCATTGAGCAGGCGTCTTACGTCTTGACTCCTGGGGGCTACGAGATCACGTTAGCCTCTGACACAGTGAACGTACTGTCCGCTGTGATCCGTTTGCCGGGAGTCAGTCCCCAGCAAGACATCTCCTTGGACCGTATCAGTCGCGAAGAGTATTTGGATCTTCCTGATAAAACGGTGCAAGCGCAGCCTGCACAGTTGTACGTACAACGGGCAAACACGTTTAAGGTGTTCTTGTATCCGTCGCCTGATCTGGCGTACACACTGGTCTACTATCGTATCCGTCGCATTCAAGATGCGGGTGTTTACACCAACACAGCCGACGTTAACTTCCGCTTTTTGCCCTGCCTTGCTTCGGGTCTTGCTTATCAAGTAGCGCTCAAGTACGCGCCCGAGCGCGTAGGCATGCTCAAGCAGATTTACGAAGAAGACTTCCAGCGCGCGGCTGCGGAAGACCGAGACACGGCAAGCGCTCTGTTTGTCCCCGACTTCGGGCAGTAAGTCATGGCCTTTGCAACAGGCAAATTCTCCTTCGGCCTGTGCGATTACTGCGGACAGCGGTACTCCTACAACACGCTGCGCAAGAACTGGCGCGGGTTCATGGTCTGTCCTGATGACTACGAGCCCAAAGAGCCACAGCTCTATCCGCTCAAGTACCGTGGCGATGCGATTGCGCTCAAAGACCCTCGCGTTGATCGTATTGAGCCAGTTACAATCTATCTTGGGACGCCAGGGTTTAGTGCGCCGTTTCAAAGCATTGGCTCTGGGTTCAGTACCGTGAATCGCACGGACATGAGGCCATATCCCGCGCAGGATTTTGTCACGGGGTACGGGTTTGTTGGCAACGTCACTATTGCGATTACTTGATCATGACTTACGACGAACTCGTTACCAACATCAGGAACTACACCGAGGTGAACAGCAACGTGTTCACAGCCTCGGTGATCAACACGTTCATTACGATGGCCGAGAACCGCATCTTGCGGGACATCGACTTGGATTACTTCAAGAAAGAATCCACGGCATCGATGACTTCGGGCAATAAGTTCTTGGCTGCGCCCTCGGATATTTTGACGCATCGTTACATGATGATCACAAGCGGCGATGATCAAGTCTTCCTTGAT